CTATCTCCTTTCTTTGTCCGCGCACTCGGACAGATAAATCTCCCAGCCATCTACATCGCTCAGCAAGGCTTCAATAATGCTAAGGGCCGTGCGGGGCTTAAGGTCCCCCGGATGTTGTGGGATTGAAAGCGGGGGGCTCAGAGCTGGATCGCGTTTCCGGGTGTAGTTAACTTCCTTCCCTCGCTTCTCTTTCTGCCTGCCAAGTTGGAGCGCAAGCGACACTAAATCCTTGTAGTTGCGATTCTGGGGGGATCTTGACATCTCCTCCAACTGACGTTTGAGTTTCTTCAGTTTTGTCGGGGTCATGATACTACATGCGATATCGGATACGCTGTGGCCAACTGTAGTTCCCCCTATCAAATAAATGGAGGGCGGGATTGGTATAAAAAAAATTAATACAACTCCGGTGCCCCCGGGGAATGATGACATAGCCCTGGCTTCCATGTCTGCCCCCGGGATGCAGGCCAACGGCCGGACGTGATCGTCGCAGGCCGGGACGACCGGCCTAAACGCTCCTACATCACGCCGGGCACCGTCATCGAAACCCCGGGCTAAGCCGCCCGGCGATGACTGCAACGTAGTGTGCAGAGGTTCGGTCTGGCTTTCAGAGAGGAGTCAGCGGGGGCTTTTTGATCGTGCGACGGGCTTGCTCGGCGCACGCGCCGGCAGCGCCCGTCACCCGATCAAAGGCGCTTTGCCGCCATCAGAATGAATAGTTCTTTTTCGTCCGATCCGGCAGAGTTTGTACGGAGGAAACGCGGGAGGAATTGAAGGCCTGTGGAGCCTTCGTTTTGGTTGGTCGAGTTCAGGCCGCCGAAGAGGACGGCGGAGCCGTCGGAGAGGACTGTAGAGCTTTGGAGCGCCCTTTTCGTGAGCGTGGGGGACATGCTGACGCCGGTTGTCGTCTCGGCAAAGCTGGAGACCTCGATAGTCGAATCAATTTCAATGACGTCATCGAGGATGTTTGCCGAGGCCTCCATGATGACACCGGAAGAACGGTATTCGATTGACTGGACGACGCCCTGTTCCGTGGTGGTGGTCGAAGTCAGAACAGGCACATCCTGGCCAACTACCAGACGCGCTTTTTTGCGATCCACTAGAAGCAGCTTAGGCGAGGTGTAGACGCTGAATGCGTTGTCAGTCCTGAGAGCGGAAATCGCCAACTGAACACCACCCGAGGCAAAGCGAAGCACATCACCCGCGCCGGGGATCGACCCCAAGGCCAGCGAGAACGGCCCCACTTTATCGACCAGCGCAGCAAAGCCCGATTGCTTCCCCTTGGTCTTTGTATGCTCGATCAAGAACACCTGCAGCTCGATGGACGGCGTCGCCACATCAAGAACAGACACCAGCCGTTTGAAGTCGCTTACCTGTTGCGGCGTACCCTGAAATATCAGCCTGTCCGAACGGTTCTCAAGCTTTGCGGAGGCGCTTGTAGGCTCATATTCGCCGGTGACAGTCACGGCAGCGGGGAGACCTGGGGCAGCTTGAGACACAGAGGGGTAAAGGTGGCGCATCACATCGGTTAGATACTGAGAGGTACGCGCCTTCGGCCGATAGATCAGGGTCTCAAGCTCGACGCCACCAGGAGAAGAAGCGGACATTTTGTCCACCGAGTACATGCCCCCCCTTTTCTCGATTGCGTAGCCGTAGCCCTTGAGTATGTCGGACAGGTAGCCGCGCAGCTGGGCCGAGTTTCCCTCTATGGACAAGCTCACCCGCCTTTCATCCTTGATGATGGAATCCGGCAAGTGGTACGCCTCCTGATTGACTTCCGCGAAGTACAGCCGCACGACGTTGGATAGCGGCGCATTGTCCAACTTAATGCGATCGGCGAACGCCGGAGAGGCAAGCAGGACAAGCGCTAGGAGCAAGGTTCTCATGGATTCATCAGATAGGAGGGAACAGCTTTTAAATCGTCCTTGGTGATGGCAGACACGCCACGCGAATAAACCAAGGACGGGCTAACCATGCGCAGACCGTCAGCAGTTGCAAGCACAACCCAGTCGTCGGAGCCAATTCGAACAGTCCCGGCAATAGAAGCAGACACAACAGACGCCGACGATTGCGACATCGAGGGCGAGGCCGGTTTAGAAGCAGCTGGGGAAGATTGACCAACCGCACCAGGTGCACCAGGTGCACCGGAATTATTTTCAACGGAGGCAACAAGCGGCTTTTCCTCAAGGCCCGCACCGCTAAAGAACCTTGTCATCCCCCATATACCGCCACCCAAAAACAGGACAGCAAGAACGACAGGAACAACGAACATGCCCGACTTGAAAATGTTTTGACGGCCATCGATGACCTTTTCGATCCCCGCGCCTGAATCACTGGCATAGGACTTGTAAAGCGGAAAAATGGCCTTGTCGTAGTTGCGCGTTGACCAGTTCGTGAGCTTGGTTTTATAGAGCCGAGCACCTTCGTAGATTTCGATCCTGTAGCGCTTCGAAAGACCGAGCGTTTTTAGCTTGGTGAAGCGTAGAGACATTTCTATAACTGCTTTCAGCAGCCTGTGAATATCGCCAATATCCTGAGTGATTACGACCAGATCACAAGACGTGCCCTTGGCATCGACGCACTGGCGATGCTCCCGGAAAAAGGACATGTGCGCCTTGATGCATTTGCTATCAGTGCCCCACGGACGCCACGCCTCATCGATGGCAACAAGGTTGCCCGGCTGCACAACGGTTTTGTCGGTGTACTCGAACTTTTGAAGCGTGTCGTTATAGGCCGGGAAGAAGTCATCCCCCTGGACATGCTCATTGTTCACGACGCGAATTTTTCCGAACTCGCATCCGGCGTTCGGTTCCTTCAGATGCGCACAGATCAGCTCGTATTGAAGTCCCCGGATATTCGTGACCACATCACGGCCTGACTTGATGGCCGGAAGGATGACGGACAAGACCACTTCGTAAGTCTTGCCGGAGCCCATGAGGCCCGTGTAAGCATTGATCGCCATATCAGCCTATGAACGGAATGCGACGAATGAGGAAGCGCGTTGACATGGCGGAAAGCATCAGAGGGATTCCGAAGTCAACTCGCACCAGCTCAAGCATGTACCAGAGCATGGGAGGGAATGCCGCCATTGCATCAGAGAGCGCCGACACACTCGGGACGTATGACACCAGAGCCGACACCAGCTCAAGAGCCAGATACCACGCCGCGAACATCACACCGAATTTGACGATGACGCCCCGGACAAGAAACCCGAGCGCCAGATTTACAGCCGATGCAAGAATGGCAAACATGGATCAGGCCCGCAAAACGAAGGTGAGAGCCGACACGCTCCACACAGCGACGAAGATCGTGGAAAGAATGGAACGCTGGCCCTCGATCAGATCGCAGGCCGGCTGCATGGTCATCGTGTTACCGAAGAAATCGAACGTCGGCATTTCGCACGCGGCTGTATGCGCCGGCAGCGTGAAGCCAGAGAACGAGGGCATCAGGCCCATGACATGCGCAACGATGGAGGCGCCTGTAGGTGCGTCCTCAAGCGCCGGGGCTGCGATACCGGGATCAGGCCCCAGATCGAGCGCAACGCTCGATGCTGGCGCTTCTGGCTGGATTTCCGCAGCAGGATCGAACGTCACTACGTTGGAGGCGTCAGGCGACGGAAGCGACAACAGATCGTAGTTTGTCGGATGCGGATAAAGCCCCGCGGCAATGTCGGCCAAGATATCTTCGGCAGTGATCGGATCGGCCGCGTTATACGCTGCACCTTCATAGCCTGGCTGTTGCGCTGCCTGCTGCCATATCTTGTTTGCAATGGCCGCCAGCAATTCAGGATCGGCCAGGGTTGAGAGGTCGCTAGTTTGCAGCTTGGCCGCCGCGTCGTTCAGGGTGTAGGCCTTCGACGTATCGACATAAAGCGGATTGTTGAAAACGCTAAACGCAAGCGTCGTAGACATGGTGCCATCGATCCAGCCGCCGCCGCCGTCAGGCTGCGCATAGTTGATCGTCATCGCCCGTGAATAGTTGTACCTGATGCCGTCCGGGCAGACCAACGGCGAGATCGTGCACACGACCTTAGTCGGGCCGCTGCTGACGCCGGGTGTAATGCTTACGATGCTCCAGCCGAGTGACACCACCAGATGTTTGATGGCGGCGTGCATGTGCCGCTTGTATGCCTGGTCCTCGATCTCCTGCACAGCGTTCCCGCAATAGGTGCCGGTGGTGCTGCCATAGCCGGTCATGGTGGCGCAAATCTTCTGATCAGATGGATATTGAATCGCGTTGCCCACGCCGGGATCGGCATAGTCATATGGCAAATCGGTAGGAAGCGTGTTGTATGTTCCATCGAAGGCAGGCGGCAAAGGCGGAGCCTGATACACAGTCCCTTGTGACATCTGGACAGCCGGCGCATTCGGGACCGGCTTCACTTCGAATTGTCCAACTGAGAAATCGTATAGCTCGTAAACAGCACCGATGCCGAGCGCGACAGAAAGCCACACAGGGGCGGAGCCGATAGAAGCCACGGTAGCGGCCACAGAGCCGGTCGCAATCGCACCATTCACAACGGTCTGCGATGCGGCAATGGTGGCGGAATAGATGGGGTCGTTCGCTGCGAAGCCCATCGTGTTGAGGCGCTTTCCAACAGCAGACGAGACGGCTTTATTGACTTTGCCGGTGAACGGCTTGGCGAGCTGCAGGGCTTGCGCCTGGACTTCCGCATAGACGAAAAATCCAAGTGAGGACGCGAGGAAGAAAACAGCGAGAAGTTTTTTCATCCATCCACACCTTGAATGAAGGCCCATCCGCAGATGATGCCGAAGAAGAGAAACAGCAAATAGAAATAGGTTTCCGCGTCGAGCATGACAACCTCCAGGAGTCGGGGGGCGTCCCCCCCGGCTTGGTATTAACGACCGCCTTTGAAGAAGCCGATGATGGTCTTGCCGCCGCCCATGATCAGATACAGGCCGAGCAGAGCAACCAGAGCGGCCAGAACAGCAGCTTCCAGCGTGCTCAGGTCGATACCGCTGGTCAGCGCGGTGAAGTCCGGAGGCACGGCCAGCGCTTCACCAGCCGCAGCCATGACACCAGTCGTCACGGCAACGACCTTGCCAGTGGCGTTATCGATCACGGCATAGGCATCGCGGCCCATTTTTTTGACGGACTGAACAGCGGAGTTGATCGAAATTTTCATGATTAATACCCTCTTAAAAATGCCTGAAACCGTCAGGCAGCGGACACGGCAACACGCCGAATTCATTTCGGTTTGAAAATATTTACGACGGAGCCAGCGCTCCGGCCGAATAGCCAGATACCGACCACAACAGAAAACGAGAAGGCGAATAGCGCACCAAGAATCGAATAATCAAAATCGACAGGGAGGCCTGAAGGAACAGTCCCGCCAGAGCTGGATTCGGTAATCGTGCAAACCCCAATAACGTTGGTTAATGCAGGCTTGCTTGCGGTATTGCAGGTCAGGACGTTATTGAACGTGCCGAGAGAACAGGACTCCGTCACGTCATACCAAACACCGCTGACCTTGGCGGGGCGATGCCGATAAAAAAGATTTGCTGTACCTGTGGTGACAAGATGAACGGTCATGTTCTGAGCTGAATAAAACGCATCCACCGCTTCATCAGCAGTCGCCCAACAGTTACCGGCAGCGGAATAGCCAACAGTCATTCGTAGCCACCGAACAGGTCTTTTTGACGAGCCAGGAAAATGCGCTTGGCGATCTTGGCGGCGCGCATGATGCGGGCCTGCTCGATCTGCGCGGGGGTGGCTTTGGGCTTCATGGCCTGGGGCCATTTTTTTGCGGCATGGGGGTGGCAGTACATCACAGCGCGCCCCACGCGACATAAAGAACGCAGCCGAATCCAACCACAAGCAAGATTTTGGCGATCCGCTCAAAGTAATGCAGAGGCATCAAGCGGCCCTCGCTTCGAGGTCGTACCAGTCAGGCACGGCGAGCGGTTCAAGCTCAATGAAGCGAACCTTGACCGGGAAGCGCTCGATGTTGCGAGGTGCAAGAATGTCGATGCCGCATTCACGAAGCACTTTTGCATGGCGGTACAAGGTCGCCTGTGACGCCATCGCCCGCATGTCCTGACCAGCAAGCCAGGCAGCAGCATAGACCCGGCTTTTCTGAGGTACGGCATCTAGGATGTCCTCATCACAGGAACGATCAGCGCGCTTGAAAGGCTCGATCTGCTGCTCGTACAAACCTTCGAGTTTTGCGTCGGTGATGTTGGCCAGGTCATTCAAGCCAAGCTCTGAAAGCAAGCGTTTTTTGAGTTCGATTTCCAC